CGAGGCGATGAAGCCTGACGATGTCAAGAAGATGCTTGAACGTCGGCACCCGCACTATGCGGACAAAGCCAGCCATTGGGATTTCCTGAAAGCAACCTACGAAGGTGGCCGGGAGTGGTTTGAAAACAACATCTTCCGATACCACAAAGAGGGTAATGGCGAGTTCAAGGACCGGAAGAAGCGCGCCTATCGCTTCAACCACACCCGCGAGGTCGTGGACCTTGTAAACAAATACATTTTCAAGGCGACGATCAACCGTCGTCGCGAAGACGCCCCTAACATTGTCAAGAACTTCTGGGACGCTGCAACCTTGCGCGGCTTGTCCATTGAAGAGTTCATGAAGCTGGTCTCTGCACGCAGCTCCATCTTCGGCAAGATCTGGGTAGTTGTCGATACAACCAAGACCGCCGTTGGTGGTACGGTTGCCGAAGACAAAGCAAACCAGGAACGGGTCTACGCCTACACGGTCGAACCGTCCGACGTTCTCGACATGGCATTCACGAAAGACGGCTTCGTCTCGTGGATCATGCTGCGGGAACATGTCCGTGACGACGCCAATCCCTGGAATTCAGGCAGCGTCAAAGTTCAGTACCGTCTCTGGACGCCGACTTTCTGGGCGCTCTTCGAAGAAGAAGACAAAGCACGCCGTAACAGCCGAACAACCTACACACTGACCGACTCGAAAGAACACGGCCTGGGCTTGGTCCCGGTGTTCCCGGTCGATCACGTCATTGATGAGGATCAATACTGCGGCCAATCGCTGATCGACGATACGGCATACCTTGATCGTTCGGTTGCCAACTATCTGTCGAACCTCGACGCGATCATTCAGGACCAGACGTTCTCCCAGCTCGTTATCCCGGCGCAAGCACTGCTGCCAGGCGACGATGGGCACGAGAAGATCGTTGAGATGGGCACCAAGCGCATCTTTACCTATGACGGCCAAGCGAACATCACGCCTCAGTACATCTCTCCGGATTCCTCACAGGCCGGCATCATCCTGAGCGTGATCGAGAAGATCATTTCCGAGATTTATCACTCGACCGGCATGGCTGGCGAGCGAACCAAACAAGACAACTCGATGAGTATCGATAACTCATCCGGTGTCGCCAAGGCATACGACTTCGACAAGATGAACGCGATGCTGGCCTCCAAAGCCAACTCGCTTGAGCGCGCTGAACGGCGCCTGCTCGAAATCGTCCACGCCTACCATTCCACGCCATACGTGGCACCCGAACGTCCCTTCGTTGAGTACCCGGAGGATTTCGATGTTCGCGGCCTCTATGACGAATTCGATATCGCACAACGCCTCGCACTTGTCGCCGCGCCGAAACTTCTGCGCCGCGAACAGATGAAGGCTGTTGCCAACAAGCTACTCCCGACCGTCGCCGACAAGACCCTGAAAGACGTCAAACAGGAAATTGACGACGACTGGCTGGAAGAACCGGAAGTGCTGACCTCACCTGGCACTCCACCTGTCCCCGCCGAAGAGACCCGGCAAGGACAGGTCACTGATGAAACTGGTGACGAATAACTCTGCTCGGCAAGTGACCGTCCGATCAGAATACCGAGAGACTGGTATTAGCCCATGACTGATGAAGAAAAGCGCGCAGCTGAAGAAGCTGCGAAGAAAGCTGCTGAAGACGAAGCCGCCAAGAAGGCTGAGGAAGATGCAAAGAAAGCTGCCGAAGAGGAAGCTGCTCGCAAAGCCAAAGAATCCGACTCCGACGAAGATAAGCCTACTGAAGCAGAGGCCAAACTTCTGAAGGAAGTGATGAAGTGGAAGGAAGCTGCCAAAGCTCTTGAGTCTGAAAAGACCCAGGCGCAGAAGGAAGCCGAAGAGAAGCTGAAAGCCTACGACGGCATCGATCCGGAAGTTGCTCGCAAGGCCCTGGCGGACGCGAAAGAACGCGAACGGAAGGCTCTTGAAAGCAAGGGAGAGTACGACCGCGTAGTCGCCCAGATCACTGAAGAGCATCAGAAGCAGCTCGAAGCCGTAAGCAAGGAATCCTCTGACAAGGATGCCGAGATCGCCGCTTTGAAAGACACAGTCAACAAACTGACCGTTGGGACAAGCTTCGGCAACTCCCAATTCATCGCTGACAAACTCGTCCTGTCCCCTGCCAAAACGCAGCAGCTGTACGGTGACCATTTCGACGTCGTGGACGGCAAGATGGTTCCTTACGACAAGCCGCGTGGTGCTGCTGAACGCACGCCGCTGGTTGGATCTGACGGCAAGCCGCTGACATTCGAAGCCGCGATCGAGAAGATCGTTTCGGCCGACCCGGATTTCGAGCGGATGCAGAAGTCAAAGTTGAAGCCAGGAGCCGGTTCCCAACAGGCTGACACCAAGAAAACCGGTGACCAGCAACAGACAGAAGCCACCGGTTTCGAGCGCATTCGCTTGAGCCTTGGCTCGTCGAAGCAGTAAGCAACCCTTTAGGAAATTTAAAGTCATCGTTGACTTTCCCTAATAGGCATTGTAAACTGTAACTTACAATATTGGATTCGCGCGATACCTACGGAGAAATACTATGGCGCTTTTGAAAACTGAGGCTGAAAAGCTCTCGAATACTTCCCTCGAACGTGGTGTCGTCGAAGAGATCATCGACCGCGACGCTATGTTTGCCCTGCTCCCGTTCATGCGTGTGGATGGCAAGGCTTACGTCTACAACCGTGAGAACGGTCTGGGTGGCGTGGACTTCCTCGACCCGAATGACACGATCAACGAGTCGGCAAGCACGTTCACCGAGAAAACGGCCACGCTGAAAATTCTGGCTGGTGACGTCGATATCGACAAGTTCCTGCGCGACACGATGTCCGACACGAACTCCCAGGTCGCCGCTCAGCTCGCTGGTAAAGCGAAGCAGATGCGCCGCACGTTCCAGATGACGCTCGCCAATGGCGACGTGTCTACGAACTCCAAAGCCTTCGACGGTCTGCCAAACCTCGTTTCCGCCTCGCAGAAAATCGCTGCTGGTGCTAACGGTGGTGCTCTGACCCTGACGGCTCTGGACGAACTGCGTGACGCTGTCCCGAACGGCCCTGATGCCTTCATCATGCGTCCAGGCACCCTGCGCGCCTGGAAAGCTCTGGTCCGCGCTTCCGGTGGCACGACCCCGACGCACCAGATGCTGTCCAACTTCGTTGGCGTTGATGTTCCGGCTCACGACGGTACGCCAATCCTGGTCAACGAATTCCTCGCCGACGACGAAACTCAAGGCACCAACGAAGACACCTGCTCGGTGTACGCAGTTCGCTTCAACGAAGCTGACGGCCTGCACGGCATCTACGGCGGTGACAATGCTGGTTTCGTGTTCGAAGACATCGGCACGGTGCAGAACAAGGACGCAACCCGCTACCGCATCAAGTGGTACACCTCGGTTGTTCTGAAGTCCACTCGTTCGCTGGCTGCTCTGCACGGTCTTACGAACATCTAATTGAAGTCATTAATGACTTTCACTCTTTCTAAGGGGATCGGGAAATCTATCCCGGTCCCCTTTTCTGTTCAAAGGAAAACTCATGCCCCGCATCAAAATCGTTGAAAGCGGCTGGGAAGGTTTCAACGGCAGCTTTGGAACCGCAGTGTTCGAAGACGGCATTGCTGAAGTCTCCCCTGTCGAAGCCAACCATATCGGCGCCACTGTTCGCATCGTGACACTCGACAAGGACGGCGAAGAAGAAGCCCCGTTCTCTGTCGCTGAAGTCATGTCCAAGACACGCCATATGGAAGCTCCTGTCGTGCTTTCCCTGCGCGCCCAGCAAGAACTGCTCGCTGCTGAAGCCTCGGACGAGGATATCAAGGCAGCTCTCGAAGCGTTCGAAGAGAAAACAGCCGGCCTCGAAGCTGAACAGCCTGAAGAGGAAGACGAGGAAGAGGAAGACGAGCCTGAAGAGCGCAAGATCTACACGCGCGAAGAGCTTGAAGCCGTGGCAGATGACAGCGGCATCCGTGGACTTCGCGAGATCGGCGATCCTCTCAACGTCAAAGCAACATCCCTCACCACCCTGATCGACCTGATCCTCAAGGCACAAGGATAAGCCGGATGCTCGATGTCTATACCCACCAGCAAGAAGTCGTAGTCACCGGCGTACTCCCGACCGTAAAAGGCGCAGAGATCGTCCCGGTGACCGTGGAATACGAGATCACCGACGAGAACGGTTCTGAGATCCAGGCACGTACAGCTCTTGTAGGGTACACATCGGGCGCTCCAGTGATCGAGATCGACGCCCCTCTCAACACTCTGACCGATACCGACCGCGCCCTTCGCGTCGTAACGATCTGGATGACGACAGCCTCCGGTGACACGTTCACCGATCGCCAACGTTACGTCATTCAAACCTTCGACGTCCTGAAGCCGTTCGGTAACAGCTTCCAGACCCTCGACCAGGCATTGCTGACCGCTGCGGCCATTGTGGATCTACCAGGATGGGAAGAAGCCTCAGATAATCAGCGTATCTCGGCAATGATTGAAGCACACGAGCGCGTCTGTCGGCTGAACCTTCGCTACAAGGAAGATCCAGCCTTCAAGTCTCAGGCAATGCTCAATGAGCGCAGCTGGACGTACATCTCGAACGCCCGCCTGATCGAAGCAGACGATTGGGCATCTTTCCCTGCCGCTTTCAAGAATGCCTTGATGCGTGCGCAGGTGATCGAAGCCGATATCCTCCTGTCCGGTGATCCTATCCGAGACAAGCGCCTTCAGGGCATCGTCTCCGAAACGATCGGCGAAGCCAAGATGTTCTTCAACAACCGTCCGCCTATCCAGTTGCCGGTCTCCAAGCGCACGCTTGAAGTTCTCGGCGGATACTTCCACTTCATCACGAGCGTTGGCAGGGGTTGATGATCGACCTTGACGTCTACGCTCTACAGGCAAGCGATCGCTACGTCGCCTTCCTGAACAACCTGCGTGGCCAGCTGTGGACTGCCCTGCGAAAAGACCCGACCGATATGCGGTCACGGGATGCTCTTTTCAGGGACGTCCACGCCCTTGCAGTGACATTCCTCGACCAAGAGCGACCGACCCTTCACCAAGCCGTCGAAGAAGTCGCTCAGGACGCGCTACAGCGCGTTGCTTTGGATTTAGGTGTGTCGGTATCACAGAAGCTTCAAAACGCGTTCCTGACGGACTACAGAGACAATATCGCGCATTTTTTGCTGCAAGAGTTCATGACGCAGCTGGACCGCGACATTCATCAGGTCATGCGCAAGTACGAAGAGCTGGGATTGCAGGTTTTCATGGAGCGTCAAACCTCCGCAACGCCTGAAGAAGCTCACTTCCGCGTTCTGATGAACGCCAACGAATCCATGTCGTTCTACTTCCGTGACCGATCAAGCCGGAAGCTGAACTCTCAGAAGTATATCCGAACGGTTGTCCGGCACGCCCTGGTGACCGTCTGGACACAACTCTACGCGATGGAAGCCACTTCCTACAGTGCCAGCCATCTCACCGTCGAACACCCCGACAAAGCCAAATATGACGGCCTCAAACTAGGTTTCGTCGATAGCCAGGGTCTCCCTACCCTTATGGATGTCAAAGACGAGATCTTCCACCCGCAGACAAAAGCCTACTTGAAAGCACATTACTGATGTTTCGCGCCAATACGACCTGCACCCTGCAAAGCCAGACCGGAGAGCTGGACATCTTCGGCAACCCGGTTTTCGTCAAACCGGTCACTGTGCCGTGCGCAGTCGTATCGTATGATCTGTCGGTTCAGAAATCCTCGGTGCGGGCGGATAGCTCTGGCTCCCGTGGTCGTGCCGAACAGCTGGAAGGTGTGGCACGGTTCCTGTTTCGCAGAACCCAGAAGATCAAGACCGGCGACATCATCACGAAGGACGGCTTCACACTTGAAGTTATCGAAGTGTTCCCGCGTCGGGACGTTTCCGGCCGCCTGGATCATCTCGAAGTCGACATGAAGAAAACGGAGCCTGTCGATGGCGATGAAGATTAAGGTCGATACCGTGACCCTTCTCGCCAGAGAATGGGGACGCGGAGCACCAAAGGTACAAGACAGTATCAGGGAAGAACTGGACGAGATCGGCGACCTGCTTGTCGATGAAGCCAACAAGCGCGCGCCCTTCGAAAGCGGCGAGCTTGAAATCTCCCACAGCTACCAAGTCACAAAGGACGGCCTCGACCGCTGGAACCTGTCTGTGACAGCTGGTGGTGTCGTGAACGGCGTCAACGTGAATGACTATGCCATCGTCATTCACGAAGGACGCGGCTCGTCATGGAACAACCTCGGACCTGGCTCTCTTGCCAAGAACCGAAAACAGAAAGAACGCGTCGGTGAGAAATTCCTCGAACGCGCCCTAATCGACAATGAAGAGCTGATCGAGTCAGTCCTCTTCGATGCCATCTGGAGGGCATTTCAATGAGTCAATCCGTTGATTGGGTAACCGATCTTGCCATCTACCTGCGAAACGCCGGCTTCATGAACGGTAAGGTATTCCGTCAAAGAAGGCGCCGTGATTGTGCCTAACCTGGACGGTCTCAAATACGATCTGGAGACGCCGACCTTATACCGGTCCTATTTCCAATGCCTGATCCGTACACCTTCCCTTCAGAAGGCGCACGCATACGGATCTGAGGCGATCCAGCATCTGCACATTTATGACGTTGACCTTGGCGGGTGCTACCTGAAGCAGTCCGTCCCTTCCTACACTCCGGTTGTCTACCCAGCATCAGACGGCGATCTCTATGAGGCGTCAGTCACGTTTGACTTCATGCTGATCGACGAGCGGATCTATACGGTAGCCTCGACCGCACCGCCTGGATCTCAAACGCCCCTGGTTGCCATCTGGTACTCGGCAGCGCTCGACTCGATCCTGGTTGGCGGTGAAGACGACACTTATCCGGCAAAGAGCCTGGAAGCTGTTCAGATAGGCGACCTGGTAAAGGTGATAAACCCCACTTCGGGCGGTGTGGTCGCTGGACCAAAGCACTTCTCGAAATATACAAATGAGGTGGGTGATACTTTCGCAACAGTGGCGGAAGTGGTACAATATCTGACTGAAGAATTTTCCAAAAAGACAGCCGCGACTGGTCTCTCTTACGAGCATACCCAATCGACACCGGCTGACGAGTGGACGGTCACCCATAATTTCGGGGCATATCCGTCGAATATCAATGTCTACGTGAACGATGTGCTGGTTATGGCAGGCACCGAACATGTAGACCCCAACACCCTCAAGATCGTGTTCCTGGCACCACAGGTTGGAACCGTTAGCGTCGCCCTTTAATTGAAGTCATTTGTGATTTGTTATGCCGGTTTCTCCGATCCCCCTCTTGC